GTCGAAGTAGTCGAACACCCGTGAGCCGAGCGCAGACAGTTCCTTGCCGTTGGCTAGGGCTTGCTTGATAACGGAAAATGCGGCGTTCGCGGCCATCAACTCAGCCAGCATGTTTCGCCCTCCACTGCTTAAAAGCAGATTTGTCCATGTTGACGAAGTTCACACCCGGCGAATCAATGCCGTGCTCTTTGCAAAACTGCTTCATCAAACCACGAGTCACACCGCTCGCTTTGCCCAACTTGACAGCGAATAAACTCTGGCCTGTAGCCGAGTCTTTTTCGGCGTGCCGCATTGCACTGACTTCAGCTCCGCCAAGTCTGCAAATTCGGTCCATGTGGCCGCTCTCGACCATACGGCGTCCGAGTATTGGGCCAACAATCTTACCGCCAAGCACACAGCCAATTTTTTGTATGCGCTGCATATGGCCGGACTCGGTATTAATTTTTCCCTGTTTAGCGCCGACACGCGCAAGCACGTCTGGATGTGCCCTAGCCATTGCCAACCCGCCAGAACGCGCATACTCAACTCGTTTTTCCTTGGTCACGCCGCAGAAAGCAGAGTTGCCTGTTGTTTCTCGGGCGCGGTTTGCCCACGCATTATTGTTCCGCTCAAAGTAGCTTGGGTTGACAGCCTCAAACTCGTCAAGCCACCTCTGCGCCAAGGTCTCATTTTCTGCCCAGAACTTTTGCGTGACTTCAATGTTTTTTCGACCGTAGCCGCCGTGCTTCTTGCAGTGCGCAACCCAATACTGCCCGGAACCACAGTAGCTTCTGGAATTAAGGTTGTATGTTTGCCCAACGTACTGAAGTCCGCTGGTCTTGTTACGCATAACGTAATACCAACGTGGCCTCCAATCCTTTGCATTAGCAGCAGCAAGTTCGGCAATCATCGCAGCACCTCAACAAACACTTTGGCGCACCAGACCACCAGCCCACAAAGAAGGGCCGCAGCGATGAAGCTAACGGCCCAGTCTTTCATTTGAGTTTCACGTTTTGCCAGATGATGCCAGCAGCGGCTACAAGACCACCGATCCACAGGATAGGCTTGGCAAGTTTACCGAACCACTCCAGCACCGTGAACGCGCCTTGAGCAGCCTCAAACGCCTTGACCACACCTTCCGTATTTTGCTCAATGCGGTCTACTTTGGTTTCGACAGCAAGCAAGCGGTCGTAGATTTCACGGTGGGAGATGTCGGGGATCATGTGCTAGTCCTTACCAAGGAGTTCCAGTGGCTGTCACAGGGTTCTTCTGCAACTCAATGTTTTGAGCCAGAGCAGCTTCGGTAGCGTCTTTTGACACACCGCTGTCCCAGACCCACTGCAAAACTTCTGCTTCTGTAACGTCTGCGTACGGGATCGTGGGACTGCCATCAGCCCATGAGCAGGTTGAATAGATGGAGGCTGTGTAGTCTCCGTCAACAGCAGAAGCGGTCCAGTGTGCGGTTGTGATGAAGCCGTTGGAGACTTCGTAGTTGGTTTGGGTGATTGTCCAAGTGGTGGTCATGATGAGTCCTTTCGGGGGTTAAATGTTTGCTGCTGCAAGGCGAGCACGGAGGGATTGGATCTCAGCCCACATCACAGGGATAAGGGCGCTTGCATCCATCTGCTGGAACACAGGGTTGCCTTCAGCATCCACGGCGTCTTTTTCGCCAGTATGTGCGTAGGCAGGGACTTCGTGAGCAATGAACATTGGGCGTTCTTGTGTAGCGCCTTTCATCTTGCCCATGTAAACAGGCACAGAGTCAATCACTGCACCACTGCCAGTTACAGGGCCGCTGATGTCTTTAGCTCGGTAGTCAGACGTTACGTTGTAGGCAACTAAGCCGCCAGCACGGTTGTATGTGATGCCGCCCCTTGCTGTCCATGTGGCTTCTGTTCCAAAACTTATGAAGGCGTTATCGCCAGTAGTTGCAGAGTTGAAGGAGTACAGTGTTGCTTGAACAGAACCGCCGCTGGTTTTAAATGTTGCAGTACCGTTGGTTCCACTATCAACGTTTAATCGCGCTGCTGAGGCAGGATAAAGTTGACTCGTAGTCCCCACAAGCAAGTTGCCGGAGGAGTCGAGGCGCATGCGTTCTGAGCCGTTGGCGTAGAAGGTCATAATCCCGCCATAGCCAGAGTATCCAGAAGTCAGTCGCATCTCACCAGTAGACGCATTCATGCTTACTGAACCACGCTCAGCCGCTGCAGTGCTAAATGCCAACTTAACTGTTACTGAACCAGAAGTATCATCACCAATGGTTAAACCAGAGCCCGAAATTGGAGAACTCGTCCCAATACCCAGACCTGTGCTGGTCAGGCGCATTTGTTCGGTGTTGTTGTTTGCAAATACGGTAGGGCCGTTGGCTACGTTCCAAATAAACAAAGAGTTGTTGCCGCCCAAGTTTGGATATGTCGCACCACCAGCGCCGATGTAGCCCCTAGTTGAACCGTTGATATCAAGCTGCAAAAGTGACGCCACATCTGTTCCGGTGGTGTCTAATGCCAAAGCCGCATTTGATCCTGATCCCGTAGACTTGGCTGAAATAGTTGCCGTTGTTGTGGACAAGCCCAAAGTACTGCCGTTAAACGTCAGCGCAGACCCAGTGGTCAGGACTTTGCTGCCGTTGGCATAAACAACTCCATTTGCGGTTGCGCCTGAGAGTGTGACAGCGCCCGAAGCGGACAGGTCAGTAAACGCGCCTGTGGTGGCCGTTGTAGCGCCCACAGTGCCGTTAATGTTGATGGAGGCTGTGCCTGTCAGGTTTGTCACCACACCCGATGCAGGAGTGCCCAATGCTGGAGTTACAAAGGTGGGGCTGTTGGCAAACACTGCGGAGCCAGTTCCGGTTTCGTCCGTCAAAGCACCAGCCAAGTTAGCCGAGCTAAACGAGCCAAGCAGGGTAGCGTTGCCTGTTGAGGTGATTGCGCCCGTCAAGTTGGCGTTGGTGGTCACGTTACCCGCAGTCAAACCCGCAGCAGTGCCAGTGATGTTTGTGCCGACCAGTGCAGAGGGCGTTCCCAAAGCCGGGGTAGTCAGCGTAGGCGATGTAGCCAGCACCATGCTGCCCGTGCCAGTCACTGAGTTGCTCAGGGTCACACCGCCATATGTCAGAGCGCCGGAGGTTGTGATTGCTCCAACGCCCAACGTACCCACGCCAGCCATGTTTCCGGTAGTGTCTGCAATGGTCACTACGCTGTTTTGGATTAGTTTGCCTGTCGTTCCGTCAAATCGGGCGACTGCGTTGTCTGTTGAGGTAGCAGGGCCATCCACGTTTCCAGATGCGACCTCTACGAAATCAACGCCGTTCCACACAACCAAGGACTGAGTTCCGGCCAGAACCGTTACGCCTGTTGTAGGGCCAGCCCCCCGGATCACAATGGATTGTGTGCTGCTGGTCTTGTTAATTACGAAGTAAGCTTTGCTTTGCGCTGGAGCCGTGATGTTGCGGGTTACAGTGCCTCCGGCAGTCCACAGCAAAATAGCCTGACGCGCTTCGTTAGCCACGCCCGTGCTGGTGGTCAGCGTTACATCGGCATCAGAACTCAGTGTGGTTGTGCCAGATATGGCGGTGTCAAGTAGAGAGGTGATTGCGGTGTTAACCGTGTCGCCCCACGAGCCTGAAAGCTCGCCCGTGACCGGAAGGGCCAGACCAAGAAGAGATGTATATGCTGTTGCCATGATTTTCCTTACGCAGCGATCTGCTGCCAATCCGGAGATTGAGTTGTCCCGACTTGCGCCCAGCCGGGGGATTGAGCGTCATTGATATTTTGCCAGTTTGCGGCCTGCGTGTCATTAACAGCCGCCCAGTTTGCAGCTTGGGTATCGCTAATTACGCCCCAGTTTGCGTTTTGGATGTCATTGATTAACCCCCACACATTTACTGAGCCTACAAGCCCGACAGCAAACACGCCAGTGACCTGAACTGTTGCGCCGCCCGTGATGGTGACAGAGCCAACTTCTCCTGTTGCTTGCACGCCTGTGACGGGAACCACGATGGATAGCAAGATCGTTACTGTGCCGATCTGGCCCTCTGCCTCTACGCCTAATGGGAAGACGTTGCCTGTGCCGGTAACAGTGACTGTGCCGACCTGACCCATGGCCTGAACACCAGAAACCACCGCAGTAGCCCCGGCTGACACAACGACAGTACCAACTGCTCCAGTGGCCTCTACACCAGTGACGGGAACATTGGCATCTGCACTGACTGTGGCTGTTCCGACCTGCCCGGTGGCTTGAACCCCGGTGGGAAATACATTGGCCGTGCCCGTGACGGTAACCGTACCTACAGCGCCAGTGGCCTCAACTCCTGTGACCTGCACTGTGGCCCCGGCATCTACGGTAGCCGTGCCAATCTCGCCCGTGGCTTCTACGCCTGTTGGGAAGACATTTGCAGTGCCAGAGACTGCAACCGTGCCGACCTCTCCTGTAGCCTGAACACCAGTCGGGAAAACATTAGCCTCTCCAGAGACTGCGACAGTTCCAACTTGACCAGTGGCCTCAACTCCAGAAACAACAACGACCGCCGAAGCAGTCACTGTTACGGAGCCTACCGCCCCTGTTGCTGTTACGTTAGATTGACCGACACCCCAGCCCTGTTCGCCCCAGCCTACACCGGAAGCGTTCCATCCTTCAAAGGCTACGATTGCATCAGCCACCTACGCACCGTCAGGCAATCCGAACGATTGCAGAAGAGCTATCGTTGGCAGGGAATTGCACCGTAAAGGAGCCTGCGGTCGAGGTCTTGTCCGAGCCAAAGTCCAACACAGCAACAGCCTTGTTCGACTTGCTGCTGTTGTAAATCAACGCGCCGCGAGCAGTAATGGTCGCAGTGGTCCATGTGGTGTCACTGAAGTCCACAAACGCGGTGGTTCCCGTCAAGGAAACCGTAGCGCCCGCCAGCGTGTTACCACCTGCCGTGTAGCCAGTACCAACCACCTCATCAGAGGTTGTGTACGCAGTTGTTGCGGCGCTTAGTGTTGCCGCGCTGGTGTACAGAGCGATCTTGATTACGTCTGTGTCGAGGTCGTGCTCGCCCAGCAGAATTTGCTGTTTAAACGATGAGCACATTGCTTGTGTGATAGCCATAGTGGCCTCCTATTAATTGACTTGAATGCGGACCTGACCGCTTCGGTATGCGTCCCCGCGCTGCTTCCCGTCACCCAAGTTCTTGAGCAAGGCAATCGACTGGAGGTACATCTCTTGATACAGCTTAACCATGTCAGGCTCGCCCTTCATGTAGCGAATGGCCTCGACCAATGCGCCGTTGAGCAGCGCTGAGTCAAAGTTCTCACCAAGCCAAGTATCACCCGCAGTCACAATGGACTCAGGATAATAGAAATAGTGCAATTCTGCGTTGTAAGAAACATTCGGTGTTGGCCCAATAATAAAACTCAGCTCGTTTACATCGTTTGAGCGCGGCCCAAAGATGGCGTAGTGCTTGGGCTTGCCGGTTGTTGCTGGATTCGGGTATGCCTGACGGATGAAGTTGACATCCTTGTTCAGCAGGTACTCGTAAGCACCACCCGCCACGGGGTACACCGCCAGTGAATACACGGACAGAAAATCATCAGGAGCCTGCAGATACGGGTTAGCAGCAGTGATTGTGCCGGTCACGTTCTTGCGCAAATTGGCAAGCTGAACGGTGTTGAAGATACGTTGCTCTGCCTGCTCCGTAAAGAGTGCGTACTCCGGCTCTGTGAATTCGTTTTCACAGATGCGGGCGATGTTCTCTTTAAGCTCGACGTAGTTCATGTTTTACGCCATAGGCCCACGGGCCATAGTGCCTTTTGTAGCGCAGCCATTACCGCGAGTTTTGATGCCGCTGGTTTTGGTGCCCATGCCATCAGGCTTATTGCTGATGCCGCCCACGCTCATGCAGACAGTATCCGCATTGCTTTGATTTGGCTCTTTGCCGGGGCTGCTGGAGGCCTTAACGACCTTGCCACTCATGGTGTGAGGTTTGGCGTAGACGCTGGCTTGACCAACTTCTTTGCCCATCATTTTCTTGCTGAAGGTAGCCATGTTTTTTCCTTTACGTAACCGATACTTGAACTGTACCAACAAACCCGGTTGCTACCAAGTCGTTCGGCGTCAGTGCGTCATCAAACAGCCTTGATCCGCCTACGGGATTCCAGCCCCATTGGATGTCTCGAGAACCACCGGACAGGTTGCCGTCGTCGTTCAGGCCAGACACAAAATACGTTGTATCTCTGCGGGGGTTCCGAAGCGCCTGTGGATCATCTACCGGGAACGTGCCGAGCATGAGCTGCGGCTGATCAGGGTCCCAGCACTCCGGGCACACCAACAGCTCGTACTTGCGCTGCTTGATGATCTCAGTCCTCAACTGCTTGAGTTTAAACTGCTGTCCACACCTATCGCACATGGCAATTGCTTTGTGGCCTGCTGCAAAACGGTTTGACATCAGTAGCCGCCGTTTCCTATGTTGGCAGCGCGTGGAACAAATCTGACTGCTGCCTTTTCTCTGTCTTCGGAGGAGGCCAAATCCCAAGCTTCGTCATACTGAGCCTTAAGCACCTGAAGACGCTCCATCCCGCCGGGAATCTTCAATGCAAGGTGATACGCCAAGCCAGCGGTCATTGCCTCGTAAAAACGGAATGGCATGTCCATAGTGTTTACACCCGTGCCAGCGTCCTGCATGCGGCGCAAGCGCCAGTACACAAACACGTAAGGCTGCGAGTTGTCGGGGATTGGGTAGACCGTGATTTGTGGCGCATCAGTCAGACGCTCAATCCAAACCTGTATGGGCCGGGCTTGCGCCAGCTTGTTGGGTATCGTGGCGTAGGTAGAAACACTGATCCGCGTGATGGTCAGGTCAGCCTGTGTGGAAGCGCTTCCCGCGCCTGTGCGAATGACGTGCTCCAGAAGGTCCACGGTGTCAGCGGGAAGGCTATACGTTGCTTGGCCGGGGACCAAGTTAATTGACCCCTGCTCGTACGTAAACATGTTCAGGCCACGGTTGGCCCACTGGCTGAACATGAGGTTCAGCGACCTACTGGCCGTGCGCAGGTCGTAGCCCGTGCGCAACTCACCACCAGCGCGTTCGAACGCCTCCTCCACGATCTCCGTGAGGTCCATGTTGAACGCTGTGGTGCCTGATGTTGCCATTATCTAAAACCTGCTGTTTTCTTTGCGATGGTCTTGGGCTGGGCTACAAACTGTTTTCCTGCCGCCTTGCCAGCACGCTTGGCTTTTGTGGTGGCTGCATACTCTGCGGGGCTGAGCGATTTTATCGCCTTCTCCGGCAAATAGCGCTCACCTGTTTTTGAAGACGGCTTCCCACTTTTGGTGCGCCATTTCTGGTCGCCCCAGTCTTTGAGGGATTGCTGGGGAGCCTTCATGTCAGTCCCTGTACCCGCCGCCAGCGGCTTTGTATTTCTTAGCTACGAGCTGGGCTTTGCGGGCTGACCACTGGCCTGCACCTGTGCCCTGCGTTGCGGCTGACTTGACTTGGCTCACAATCCGCTTGCGCAACTCGGGCTTGGTGTAATTGCCAGCCGCATTGACTTTACCGCCTTCAGCGTACTGCGTGAAGTCAGTGTCGTCCCGGCGAGCTTTACGTTTGCCGGAAGGCATTTTAGATGGGAGGATGTCTCCCATGCCGCGACTGGCTCTCATATCAGCACATCCCGCCGCCAGCCATTTTGATCATCTTGCCCTTGGTGTGGGCCTTGGTGACGCAACCATCGGCGCGAGTAACACTGCCACCACTGGCGTATTTCTTTGGCTTGCGTGGCTTGGGGGATGAGCCGCCATCGATGTCTTGAGGAGGTGGCAAACCGGAGTCTTCTGTGTAAACACCATCTTTAATTCCACGAGGCTTCTTCATCATCATGTCGTTCATATCAACTCCTTAACGCATTTTGCAGCGTGTTTTACCTTTTGTTGCAATACCATCTGCGCGTTTTGATGCGCTAGACACGGAGCCACCACGTTTAAACTCAATGCTTGACTCATCATCGTCAAACTTTTTGGTTTTCTTGGCGGAATCTTTTTGAGTGGCCTTGGGTTTAGACGAAAATTTTGTAGCGTCACCCTTAGCCCGCATTTCAGCAGTCCGGCGGGCGGTGGCTGTTTTGTTAAAAGCATCTTGAACGCGATTTGCTCTTGCAAACTCAGCCGCAGCGCGAACAGCCCCGGCTCCTTTAACGGGGCCAAGAGCCGCCATCGTAGTAGCTACATTGCGGCCAAGTTCCGAGCCGCTTACGCGCTCGCCACCAACCACTGTTGATTTGTCTTTTGGAATTTGATCAACCAAAGACAAACCCTTGCCAGCTTTGCCACGACCCTCATTGGAGTAATTTGGGTTGGAGGCTGGAGCAACTCTGGGTGAGGATGCGCGATCCTCGGCTGTAGCGCCACCCTTGCGCGTGTAGGCTGGCTCACGCTCCCCTGCATCGCCGCTTGTACGGCGATAGGTTTGCTCCTGCATCTTTGGAAAAGACTTAGCTGGCGCAGAAATCTTTTCTGCCTGAACGTTTACACGAGGCTTTCCGCCGGGTTTGGGTCGATCTGGCTTTGTGTCATTCACTACGCCGGAGCCTGCCTCGTTGAACGCGCCAGAGTCATCTTGGCTGCGTTCTGGCATTGCGGCTTCTGCCGACTGACGAACCGGGCTTGGAGCCATTGTTTCTGCTGGGGGGGTGCGAGCCGCTTTGCCCCGGCCAGCGCCAAAACGGTTGTAGGCCTCAGAGCCTTCTTCGTCAATGTTGCCCATGCGCAGGCGCTCAAAGAAGCCAACCTTGTCTTCTTTTGAGGCCTCCAGTCCACGGTCTTTGTCGGACATTCCGCCCTCTTGAAAGCGCTTGATCTTCTTTGTTGCCATGATTACTCCTTAGCAGGCTTTGCCGCCGCGAGCCATCTTGATCGGGGTGCCTTTGGTTTTGCCTTGGGCGGCAACGCCGTCACGGCTTGGAGCAGCAGTACGAACTGCGCCCATTTTGGTTGTGCCAACAGAGCCGCCAGCCTTCAAGCCCTTGTGAGCCTTGGAAGCTGGCATACCAGCATGCTTAGCCAAAGCAGCAGGCATACCCTTTTTAGCCATGTCGGCCTTAGCCATGCCACGACCTTCTTTTTTCATCATCATGTTTTCGGATTTCATATCGCCACCTTTTGAAAATTTGCGGCCCTTGTCCGCGTTGGAGAAATCTTTGCCCACCGACTGTGGGACGCCTGCCTTCTTCGCAAACTCCGGGCTGTGCGCTACCGCACGCATAAAGTCAGCTTGCTTTTTACTCGTGCTGGGCATGACCGCCTCGTAAGTTGTCAATTTTGCGCTCAAGTCGATCAAACCGGTCTAGCAACTGCTGCATGTCAGCACTTCCATCTTGCAAGGGAAGCCGCCTTGCGGGTAGGCTTGCCCTTCTCGTCTTTCATGGAACCGGGCATACCTGACATGCGTGCGCAGAACGAGTCCTTACGCTTGCCACCCTGCGGTTGCGGGGCTTTGAGGTTGCTGCCGGTCGCAGCATTGTATTTGGCGCGGCCCTTGGCTGTTAGCCCAGCCCCTTTGGAGGCAGGCAGCTTCTCGCCGCGACCAATTGCAAGGGATGGGGTTTTCTTAGCCATTGACGACTTTCAGTTTGGGAGTGCAGTGCTGCTCGATCAGCGGCATCAACACAGACTCTTTGAAGCTGCGGTGGTATTCCTGAGAGCCAACGTGCGGCAGGGTAATCTCTGGGTCAATAAAGACCGTAAAGCCGTCTGCGCGTGCGCGCTTGCAGAACGTGTAGTCCTCGCCAACGTACTGCCCATTGGTCAACTCAAAGTCAAACAGGGCGCTCTCGTTGCGGTTGTACACGTCATTGAAGTACGTCCACTCGGGGTGACCTGCAACCATCTTCTCCAGCACATGGCGCTGGATCATCATGAAGCCTGTAGCCACGTTCTCGACCCGAAGCATGCCGTGCTGGTCAAACTCAAGCGTGTTGGCTTCGTCAATGTAGATGTCCAAGAAGAACTTGCGGTCCTCTGCCCTGCGGGTGTACATCCCTGCTGTGATGTCCTTGCCGGTGCTCAGCGCCAGCAAGCGAAGCACAGACTCTGCGTCCACCACGATATCGGCATCAACAAACAACATGTCCGTGCAGTCCGACTCCAAGAAGTTGGCGACCAAAATGTTTCTGGCCTTGGTAATCAAAGAGCAGCCCGACAGATGCGACAGTTGCACTTGAACGCCAAACTGCGAAGCCTTGACCACCAAATCGGCCAAGGCAAACGAAGTTTTGATGTTCAACTTGCCGTCGTAGGCAGGGATCGCAATCATCAGTTTGCGACCTGCAACATCCATGGGGCGTGTTTCTTCAGCCATAGTAAATCTGCGCTGCGTCAATGCCGCTCATGTAGGAATA